TGAATATACCAATTTTGTTCGGTTAAACATACCCATGGGTGGGGCACTTTTTAAATGTTGTTCCGGGTCCCTTTTCAAGTGTTAGCTACAGACCGATGTTATACGGACTATACAACACGTGATATAGTAACCTATAAGAGGGATTATGCTTTGGAGCAGGTCAAGTTTTGTGAGCAGGCATTATCCGAATTTGATAAGGAGGGTAAGAAATGAAACAGACAGTAGAAGAAGCAGCTAAAGAGTGCAGACGTACAACTGCCCAATCAATGGGTGTATATGCCCAATATCACTCAATAGATGAGTGCCCTAATCATGGGATTACATATGATGAAATTGCAGAAGCTGCATTTATAAAGGGTGCCGAATGGCAGGCAAAGCAATCACCGTGGATAAGCGTTAAGGAACAGTTGCCGGAAGAAAATGAGAATATCATTATCATGTGCAAGCATGGCGCAATATTTAATGGCACATACTGTAATGGAGTATGGTTCTGTATGGACGGTTATATCAATGATGTATACAAAGACAGTCCTATTTATAGTTCAATGAGCAGCATACCTCCATTATGGGAACCAGTAGCTTGGATGCCTATCCCTTCTTTCGATGAGATACTCGAAGCCAACAAGGATGTACTGAAACGGATTAATTAATTATGAGAAAGATTGTACAGTTAGACGAATACGATTATAACAAGCTTGCAGACCTTGCCAAGCTCAATGAGAAAGAAATTGAGAAACACGCCATTGACCTATGGAAAGAAAAAGGCGTGGCAGAAATAACAATCAAGATAGACACTGGAAGAGATTATAATGACTACTGTCGTATTGATTGCTCTACATATCTCTTCTATAAAGATAACAGGTTCTACATTCCAGAGAATGTACGGGAGAGATTTAGGAAAATTGTCAAAGAAAATGTAATGTGGGACATTGAAGAACGGTTTGGAGACTTAAAAGGAGCGATAAACAAATTCAATCGGGAAGCTAAATGGATTGGTTATACAAAATTTGTACTTTATATGATTGCTTTGTCCGGTTGGGCTGTAGCTGCTGTGTTGTTTCTTATGCGTTAACAGTATTTAATATGGAAAGATATAGGATTGTAAGAGAAACAAAATATAGCGGCTGTATTCCAATAACTACGTATTTTGTACAAGTCAGAAAAGAAAGCCGTCTTTCGTATGGGTGGACGAACATTAAAGGCTTTGATACCTATAAGAAAGCGAAAGAGTTGTTGGATATTCTATACGGCAATTGACATGAAAACAGACCTCATTTTCTTTATTGCGATATTCGTCATCGCAGTATTATTCATCGGGCATTTCCGGTTGACATTTTCGCCGTTCAGCATATCACTCCCTTATTGGCATAGAGCTTTAGGGGTTGTCCTTATTGTTGTAGGATGTTTGATTTACAACATAGGTGAACATATGTCCGGCTATAAGAAAGGGTTGGATAACGGTATGGAAATAGTCTTGAAACAATTGAAGAAACGGTATGAACGACCAGGTGATTAATAAAGAAAAGATATTGCCAATGGTTACAAAAAAAGGCTATCTTCCCAGACAGCCAATCTTTTTTATTAACCTTAATCTAATACTATGAAAAACACATTGCAAAGGTACGGATTTGTGGAAGTTATGCAAATTATGAGCCTTTGTTCAGCCATCTTATAACATGGTTTAGCAAGCGGATATGTATGTTAACCGTTAACGTAATAGATTTATAAAATTAACAAATAGTCAATGAGTAGAAATGAAAATGTCTGGACTGATGCGAAATGTGCAGCCCTTCGAGTTGAGTTCCTTACCAGTCGTGAGGAACTCTTTTTGTATGCAAAAGCCATCTATTCCGCTATGATATGGGGTAGGGAGGTGAACGAGCAAAATCGGATTATTCAGGAAAAGAATAACTCTGTAAAATAAAAAAAAGGAGAACCAAGCGCACGACCACTCAATCCTCCCTCACACGATTATGATGCAAATATACTATTTACTTTTAAAATAATCGTGTTATGGAGCTGGATTTTAATAAAATCATTCGTCTTAAAAAGATTCGTATCGAGAAATCAGAACTTTCAGAGGAAGAAAATGCCTTGACCGCCCCGATTTTGAAAGACAAAAGCCTTATCCATGAAATCTACAAAATATTCGTTGAGTTGCTGAATGAGAGAGGATGTCCGCCGAATATTGACAGTGTGACCCAGCGGAAAAAATTTATCTTCATTATCTTGTATCTGTTTTCTCCAAGCTCGCTTGCCGGTGGAAAAATGACAGCAGGGTTACGCGAAGAGATGTCAAGGGTACTTGGGGTTCAGTCCAAGAGTACAATTTCCGACAACTGCGTTGATGTCGTGTTTTTGTATCAGAACTATGGGGATTTCAGCGGGGATATAGAGTATCTTTATACCGAAATCGTAAATCGGTTGAAAGTTAAAGGGCTAATCAAGTGAATGCCGGGGTTTAATGCTCCGGCTTTTCCTCAATTTTTTCCGAATATTCAAAAGAATCTTTCATTTCATACTTTCCTGCTTCTTTCATCTTTTGGTGGATACTGGAAATACAAGAATCAAGTTGTTCTTGATGCGCATTGGGGTTGTACGGGTATGCAACTTCTTCAAACTCCAATGAGCCATACTTTGCTGTTACTATCAATTTTTTTTCCATGATTATTCCTCCTTTTTAATTTTGGTTTTTCGTTCTAATTCTCCCTTTCTTATAATGCAAATAGCATTTTCATAAGGTTCTTCCGTCTTTTGCCAGTAGTTAAGAAGTGACTGCCGGGCAATTCCAAGTTCTTGACTTGAAAATACATCATAGATGGCAGCAGGTGAAGCAAAGTACCTATGCTTACCAGTTGCTTTCATTTCTACGTGTATAACTCTTCTTTTATCTTCCTTTTCCATGATGCAAATATACTTATATAATTATTATATGTTACGTAAAATAATATATTTATAATTTATTAACTATATAAATAGTATTATTTGTTACATAATATACTATCTTTGCATCATCAGAAACAAAGTAATAACAATTAAAAGATATACGATTATGGCAACATCAGTAATTAAACAAAGAACAATAGAGAAATTCATCATGTCAGAGTTTGTACAAGGCAATTTGAACACAAAAGAACAAGTAAGCTGTATGCTTCTTCTGATTCAAAAGAAGCTGAATATGTCTGTAGAACAGGCTGGCAACTTTATGAGAAACGCAATAGGTATTAATGCTTAATATATACGATTATGAAAGCGGATTTAGTTTTAGTTATCAGCCCCGAAGCCCCATTAATGAAACAACTGGGCAAGGCGTTGGGTAAGCTATGTACACCATACGACTTTTCTACCATAGAGAGAGGCGAGAAGTATGTCACGATACGGCATGATGAAACTGGGCTTGTAGTGGCTTATACGAGTGAAGAAAGATTGAATGTGAAACATTAAATATTGATTATTATGGGTGAAATAGCAGATAGTTTAATTAGTGGTGAATTTGATTGCATCACCGGTGAGTATTTAGGTGATGCCGTTGGCTATCCAAGAACTTATGTACGTGAGGCGCATGGGTATGTACCATCTTTTGGAAAGAAACCATCAAGCAAGGCGAATGTATGTATTACCAACATGTGCAAAGATAGAGGCTTCGACAACCGCCAAAAGATAGAGTTGGTTGCCAAGTTCTTGCACGGTAAGGGCTATGAGCAGCTACCTAAATTAGGGCGGCAATACAAGATAATATTCAATGAATATAAGTCTGAGTTTAAAAGATTTTTAGTTGAACAAGTAAAGCAAAGAAGCAATGAATAATATATTTACAATCTGCTATTCAGAAGAAGAAGCGAACGAAATAGGGCACTTCATAATGAGTAAAGGTTATGAGGGTGTCCAGAATGATAGTTACAGATATTGCCGTGAATCAATTCGGTGGGCTTTAAAACAATCTAAAAGACATCATTTATCTTATATCTATGTTGGTGTTATGGGTTGTCAAATGTGCGTATCCAGAAACAAGCGAGGTCTTAGACGAAAAGGTCTTAAATACATAGAGAAGAAGCGAATGTTCTATGAATTGTTAGAATTTACCGAATATTTGAAAAAAGTACGTGGACTTAATAAATAGCTTATGAACTCAATAAACGAAAACGGTTGCAGCGTATGCCAACCTGGTAAAGAGAATTACACTACCTATAACACCAGGTTGAGAGGTAAGAGAGTGAGAATGTACCAGTACGACTATCGTACTGAAAGTGGTGAATTGTTCGCCTGTTGTGCACCTACCTTAGAGGCGTGCAGAGAAAAACGGGATAAATGGCTTAGTTCACGACAATAAGCCGATTGTCGTGTATAACGATTGAAGATATTTCGTTATCTTTGGTTATGGTAGTACCTTTGGGGTACTATCGCGGAATGGAGCAGTTGGTTAGCTTACCGCTTTGACTTGGCGGTGGTCACAGGTTCGAGTCCTGTTTCCGCAACTATTGAGTATTAATTTAAATTTGACACGATTATGAACATTCTTACATTAAGCATCAAACAGAAGTATTTCGATGAAATTTTGGCAGGCAAGAAAACCCACGAATACCGTGAAATCAGACCAACCAACGCTAAGAAGTATATCACTTACCTATGTGGCGGTAAAGAATATCCGGCTGATGCAGAACTGCCTGAAGAGGGTGAAATAGAATTAAAGCCTATCAAGTACGATGCAATCAAGCTTCTGACAGGTGCATATACAGGTAAACGTCCTTATATTATCGTTGAAGTGAAAGCAGCAGAAGCTGTTATTCTCACAGATGAAAACGGTAATGATATTGTTTACGAACATCAAGGCGAAGAATATCTTGCTGCACAAATGGATTATACTTTGGGCAAGATATTAGAAAAACATATAGATTGATTTGTTTAACTTTTAAAATTAGAAAGCAGAGTCGCAAGAAGAATTAACAGAGTAGCCGGGCCTCGCAGAAATATGAACGGTGCCGGGGCTGGTGGTAGATTGGTTGCCAGACGTGGCGGTGAAGCTGGTACATCACAGTTGGGGTCACGCAGACAGCGTTATAGTGACCTTCGTACTTCATTTGGTTTAAGTGGTGGTTAGCTATGAGCAAGGTAGAACAAGCGAACCGGTATATAGACCTCATTCGGGTAAAATCGAATGAGGCTTTACTGTTTTTATCACTTGGTAAGGATTCGCTTGTTCTGCTTGATTTAATCTATCCAAAGTTTGACCGGATTGTTTGCGTGTTCATGTACTTTGTCAAGAATTTGGAGCATATTAACCGTTGGATAAACTGGACTAAAGCCAAGTATCCGAAGATAGAGTTTGTTCAAGTACCACATTGGAACCTTACTTATATTCTCCGTGGCGGTATGTATTGTGTGCCAAATCCGAAAGTAAAGCTATTGAAGTTGGCAGATGTGGTAAAGGCTATGCAGCTTACTCATGGAGTTTATTATACATTCTTAGGCATGAAAAAAGCTGATGGTATGAATCGTAGGCTTATGTTGAAAGGGTATGAGGTAAACGGTTACGAGAATAACGGTATGGTTTATCCTTTGGCTGATTGGACACAAAAGGATATACTTGCTTACATGAAGCAACACAATCTACCCGAACCAGTTCGATATTCATTGAAAGCCAGTTCGGGTGTCGGTTTCAATCTTGACTGTATGCTTTGGATGGAGAAGAATTACCTACAGGACTTACAGAGAATTTACGAAGTTTTCCCGATGGCTGAAAGAGTGCTTTGGGAGTATCATAATCAACAAAATTAATAAGGAGGATTGCTGAGTCAGAAAAAGAAAGACAAGAGAACAGATATATGCTCAGGCAGAAAGATTGAGCGAAGCTAATTGGAGAAGAAAAAATACATGGAGTAGCAGTGCTGCAAGCAGGCGTGCAAAACAATCTCGTGATAATCTTATAGCAAGAGCCGAAAGGAATACTCTTCGGCAGAGAGGTTTCGGTCTAAGTAATGGCTAATATGGAATTATCAAAATACATAAAGAGTGAATCGGTGGAACTTAACCGCTCTGCCATTCACTTTGCAGACTATAATCCCCGGAGACTTTCCGATGAATCACGTAAGACACTGAAACGTGGCATCAAGAAATTCGGATTGGTAGGTGGAATAGTTGTGAATAAGCGTACCGGGCTTACCGTAGTCAGTGGACATCAGCGTTTGTCTGTCATGGACGAATTGCAGAAGTTTCCCGACAATGACTACCGCATTCGTGTTGATGTGATTGACGTGGACGAGCAGCAGGAAAAAGAGTTGAATATTCTAATGAACAATCCCAACGCACAAGGTACATGGGATTTTGACGCTCTCGCTCGTATTGTTCCTGATATAGACTGGAAAGATGCAGGACTGACCGATGCAGACTTGAATATGATTGGTGTCGACTATCTTTTGCAGACCGAAGAGGAAAACTCTATTGCGGATGCTTTGTCTGATATGATGGTCCCAGTTTCCGAACAGAAAGAAGCCGATAAAGCCGCCAAGCAGTTGGAACGTGCCGAAAAGGTTGCCCACATGAAAGAGGTCAAGCATCAGGTGAAAGAAAACGCACAGAAGCAAGCCGAGAACATGGATGCCTATGTGATGTTGTCCTTTGATACCTATGAAGCTAAAGCCGCATTCTGCGAAAGGTTCGGGTATGACCCTGATATGAAGTTCATAAAGGGAGAAGTATTCGATGAACAAGTAGAAAAAATAGATTAATTATTGGGAGGAAAGCTGAGTCAGAAGAAGACAAAGAAGTTTTAACGAAATACTTGGTACTGTAAGAAGATTAAAAAGAGCATATCCAGGAGAAGCAAATAATTCGCGAATCATGAACGCAGCAAGAAACACAGGTAAGAATTTGGCACGAAACTTAGGGGTAGATGCATCTGTGTTGTCACTTCCTTATTGGCGAAAGCAACGTGGATATACAACTGTAAGTAGAGGATTGGCAAACGGATAATTAATTATGAGCAATAGTGAATCTCAAAACAAAAAAGGTAAGGGAGGAAGAAAGCCAAAGTTTGACTACACAAGCGAGGTCTTTCTTTCTCTCGTGGAATCGTATGCCAAAAAGGGATTCACTGACAAGGAAATTGCTTATGCTATAGGGATTTTGCCTCAAACATTCTGCGAAAAGAAAAGTGAGTACACCGAAATATCCGAAGTCTTATCGCGTGGGCGTGCGCAAATCAATGCAGCCGTGCGAGCAAAGTTCCTTGCGGTGGCTCTTGGTGGCATCAAAACCAAAAGTACGACAAAGAGAAAACTCCGAATGGAAGACGGCACCCTAACCAATGATGAAGAGGTACAGACGGTTGAAACCGAATTAGCTCCAAGTCTTCAAGCGATGTCAACCTGGTTGTACCATCACGATGAGGAATGGCGCAGAGTGGAACGTAATGAGGATATGGATGAAGATATTGAATCAGATGGAAGTATTCCTATCAGCAGATGGATTGAAGAAAACACGATAATACCCAAGGAAGAATGAGAATACAGCCACAGCCTATATATTACCCGATGTATTTGAGGGATGACTATTTTATCCTTCTTGTTACCGGAGGACGTGGCTCCGGTAAGTCGTTCAATGTTGCAACATTTATCAAGAGGTTGACTTATGAAACTGGAAGGCTTAATGCTAAGAAAATCGCCCATCAGGTTCTCTACACCCGTTACACCATGACTTCGGCTAGCATATCAATCATTCCGGAATTTCTTGAAAAGGTAGAGTTGGATGGAGATACGAAGAATTTCAAATCAACTAAAACAGATGTAATTAACAAGAGAAGCGGAAGCCACATTATGTTTCGTGGCATAAAGACTTCGTCCGGCAATCAGACAGCAAAACTTAAATCTATTCACGGAATTTCTGTGTTCGTATGTGATGAAGCGGAGGAATGGACAGATGAAGAGAGCTTCGATAAGATTATGCTTTCCATTAGACAAGTCGGAATCAGAAACCTTATTATAATTATCATGAACCCATGCGACTCTAATCACTGGGTTTATAAAAGATTTATAGAAAAAACTCATAAGCTGGTTGAGTACGATGGTATTCCAGTTCAGATTTCAACAGCTCCCAATGTCCTGCATATCCATACAACATACTTGGATAATAAAGAACACCTTTCTAAACAATTCTTGGAAGAAGTTGAGAAGATGAAATTGGAGAATCCGGAGAAGTATGCTCATGTGGTTATCGGTCGCTGGGCTGACGTTGCAGAAGGTGCTGTGTTCAAGAAATGGGGAATTGTTGACGAGTTCCCGGCTTGGGCAAAGAAAATTGCTTTCGGGCAAGACTTCGGTTATACGCATGACCCGTCTGCTTCCATTCG